CGAGTTGGATGTTTCAAAGTATGATAAGTCTCAAAACGAGTTTCATTGTGCTGTTGAGTACGAAATCTGGAGGAGACTGGCTCTGGAGGATTTCTTGGCAGAAGTGTGGAAACAAGGGCATAGAAAAACCACTCTGAAAGATTACACTGCTGGTATAAAAACGTGTTTATGGTACCAGAGAAAGAGTGGTGATGTTACAACTTTTATCGGTAATACCGTCATCATTGCTTCGTGTCTTGCATCAATGCTCCCGATGGAAAAATTGATAAAAGGAGCCTTCTGCGGAGATGACAGTTTGTTGTACTTTCCTAAGGGTTGTGAGTATCCCGATATACAACAAGCTGCTAATCTAATGTGGAATTTTGAGGCCAAACTGTTCAAGAAGCAATATGGGTACTTCTGCGGGAGGTACGTGATTCATCACGATAGAGGTTGCATAGTATACTACGACCCTTTGAAGCTGATTTCGAAACTTGGTGCTAAACACATCAAGGATTGGGATCATTTGGAGGAGTTCAGAAGATCCCTCTGTGATGTTGCTGAGTCGTTGAACAATTGCGCGTATTACACACAATTGGACGACGCTGTTGGGGAGGTTCATAAAACCGCCCCACCTGGTTCGTTTGTTTATAAGAGTTTAGTTAAGTATTTGTCAGATAAAGTTTTGTTTAGAAGTTTATTTCTTGATGGCTCTAGTTGTTAAAGGTAAGGTAAATATTAATGAGTTTATCGATCTGTCAAAGTCTGAGAAACTTCTCCCGTCGATGTTCACGCCTGTAAAGAGTGTTATGGTTTCAAAGGTTGATAAGATTATGGTCCATGAAAATGAATCATTGTCTGAAGTAAATCTCTTAAAAGGTGTAAAACTTATAGAAGGTGGGTATGTTTGCTTAGTTGGTCTTGTTGTGTCCGGTGAGTGGAATTTACCAGATAATTGCCGTGGTGGTGTGAGTGTCTGCATGGTTGACAAGAGAATGGAAAGAGCGGACGAAGCCACACTGGGGTCATATTACACTGCTGCTGCTAAAAAGCGGTTTCAGTTTAAAGTGGTCCCAAACTACGGTATTACAACAAAGGATGCAGAAAAGAACATATGGCAGGTCTTAGTAAATATTAAAAATGTAAAAATGAGTGCGGGCTACTGCCCTTTGTCATTAGAATTTGTGTCTGTGTGTATTGTTTATAAAAATAATATAAAATTGGGTTTGA